TGCATTTAAACCAGCAGAAGCCTTAGATACACCTGTTCTATTTTCTTTGGATTCATCCAAATATCCAAGAACAGGGAACGCTTCCTTGCCAACAAACGGGACTGAGAAGGGTTGTACCATTCCTGGGGCGCGAACACGAATAGGCTGACCTATGTCTGTATTCAAGACATCGTCGATGTTGACCTGCCCTTCGACTACAGCCATTCGTGGGAAAATAGAATGTCCGAGAGAATCTAAGGTATCTCTCATAATTTGTGATTTTGCAGCTTGAATTGGTTTTAGATAATCTGCTGGGCATGAGCCAATAGCTGTGTGTGGCTCAGGATCTGGGCAGAACATAACAATCGGTAAATCATCCCATTGCTCTACATTTAGCACATGCAGTCCGTCACCAATGGTGCAAACTCTAATACGCTCATCTATACCATCATCATCAAAATCGTAATAAAGGTAATGCTCAATGTATAAAACATCTTTTCCGCCTGTATCTGATCTATCAGGATAAATCATATTATCAAAAGGATTTCTTGCCTCAACTTCTTCAAAAGACTCTGGATCAAGTGAGCTGCCTGAGTGGTTGGCATATTCTTCAATCTCCTCTTGATCGTACCCCATAGCAACTAAGTCACTAACAGATTTAATCATTCTGTGAGCAACATAAGATGCGGTTTGTAAGTCTCTAGCATGTCTTGAAATTAAAACTTCCTCTGGTGGGATAGCTTCAATGCATACTTGATCTTTTGGTTTAATTCTTCTTATAACCAAATCATAGCTGGCTGGAAATTCTTGTGTTACTTCTTCACCAGTCACCTCATTAATGACAGTCATTTGTTCGTTGGTGATACTTTCTTTTACGATCTCTACATTAGGATCTAATATAAGCGCTTGATAGGATTGTGGATCTAGTCCTGTATATTCATGGGTGGATGCTGTAATAGAATCATCCCAAAATGCTTTGACAAAACCAGTCTTCCTAACCAATGCATCTTTAAACGCTGAGTATAAAACTTGGAAGCCAGGATTTTTTTGTTGGACTATGTAATTAACATAATCGGTTTGTTGTTCTGCTAGGGCAATATCCTCAGGCCCCTTAGGGACAAATTCAACAACCTTTTTAGTGCCAAAGAATGTTCGCATGATGCTTGGCAACATAAACAAAACTGTATCTCTAACATCCGTAGATATAAATTCTGATTGTAAAGTAGAAGTAGATTCTGGCTCGTTACCTAAATAATATTCAGTCGACTCTGCTCGCTCTTCACCAACTTGATGAATGAAGTCTTTAGCATCATCCATCTCAGCTTTGATGGTTCCAATTAGATCTTGTAGATCTTGTTCTTCATTTACCTCTTCAATAAGCTCTTCAACTTCTTCTTCGTATTTTTTCTTTGCCATAAAAATTAACCCACTCTAAATATTCTGGATTTTAAAGGTTTTTTGAAATTATAACCCAAATAACTCTGGCTGCCACCAAAACTTGCTGCACTACTTGCCATAGTCAATGCCAAAGCATCTGCCTTATCAGGTGATTTTACACCCCTCTTCCTCATCTCATCCTTGCTTTCTATTTTTATTTTTCCCGTTGATGTATATTTGTATAAAGGCGCAGCTAATTCCGAGGCAAGCTCGTCATTTATAGGAAGTCGGCAATCTCGCTGCGCCAACCAATCCTTGATGGCAAACCATAGTTCAGCCCTCAGGTTTAAATAATTTTTTTTCGTACTGGGTGATTCCGCCACATTCACCCCGCGCACAGGGAGATTTTGCTCTGCGAGGCGATCTACTACGCCAGAGCCTAAACCGATCACATCGATTAATATTTCGCTTGGGCGCTCTAGCGCACCCGCATCATCGTATTTATTCTTTACCGCACCGCATAGTTGCATTAAGTCCATTGAGGGAAATGTAATGACCTCAAGGACTGTATTTCCCTGGCGCACACACAGCGCACTGTTATCGCCGCCGAAGCGAGCAACATCTAACCCCCACAGAATGGGCGCGGAGGCGGTGAGAGAAACATCACGCCCCATGGCGGCGCGGATGAGTTCCATGGGTATGACAGTATCGTCATCTGCAGACGGGAACTCACCCATAACCTCTACGCGTGCAACTGTAGAGTCCTCGCCATATTGTTCGATCATTTGTTTGAATAAATCTTTATCCGTTCCCTCGACTGTGCGCGAGTCTATTTGCTCGGTTTTCCAAAATGCGCGTTTGGAGTGGAACGAATCGTAAAACGGCCCACTGTTTCGGCGGGGGTTGGAGAATGTAAACCAGTATCTATCTTTGGTTGGCTCGGAGAAGAAACCCTCGGAGACGGAGTAGATGGGGGCGGGAATACCTGATGCCTCATCCATGATTAGGCAAACACCATAAGAGGAGTGAATACCAGCAAAAGCGTCTGGGTTTTCTTCGCTCCATAATTGGGCTTGTGCATAATAATACCCAGTATCCACCTTTAGATCACGAATTAACGCTTCTTCAAACCATTGTGCTGGCTTTATCGTTGTGGCGGTCTTGGTAAACCAGTGGGAGTTAATTGAAAGCGTAAGCCATTTTCCTAATTCCGCCCATGTTCTTGATCTAAGCTGTTGCTCGGTGTTGGCGGTTACAATTATGGTTGAGCCAAGCCTTGTGGATAACATCCAAACAATTATCCAAGCCACTAAAGCAGACTTACCAATACCACGACCACTGGCTACAGCCATTCTAAACATTTCTGGCATATCCCTAACTCCGTTTCTTTGGATATGTATTGAAATTTCCCTCAAAATTTTTTCTTGCCACTCCCTTGGGCCTGTGAAATGCTCGAGGGGGGTATCTTCCTGCCCCCATGGGAAAGCAAATTTAACAAAATTATATGGATCATCTTTGATGTTCATTGACCACATTTCGGTCATTAATTCTTGTTCTTGTTGTGGACTGTATTTCATAAACTAAAAAAAATTTTCTATAAACCTATTTATTTTTAAAGCCCCCGCCGAGAAATGAGCGGGGGGGGTCAAAATCAAGAGAGCATGATTTTGGAGGGATACCCGCTCTAGCATAGCCATACAGTAAGGGAGATGAGAGAATTGCGCTATACCATCCCATATTTAGTCTTTTGAGAGCGTGTCCTTTGTTAGGACTCGCTCTTTACCTATTTGATTGTACTCAACTTTACCTTCAATTACTCTGTTTTTAGCAACATTAATTATTTCTTTGAGGTTTAGGTTGTGATTTACCTCGTTTCTATCGCTCCAATTACTGGGATCCTGGTTTTTGAGATAGAAAATTTGCGCTGTGACATTCCCCGATTCGGTTGCCGACTTGAATAGGCTGTTCGTGACCTGCGCCAAGCCTTTGGCGCGACCTCTTTTAATAGTGTCTTCAAAATCACCTGAACGCTTACGATTACGATCTATTGTATTCCATGAAACGCCCAAGGCACGGGCAATTTGAGTCGGCCCAAGACCTCGTGCAGCTAATTGCTCAACCTTATCTAAATCTAAAACAATAGGCTTTCTTCCTGCTTTTTTTGGTTTATTTTCACTCATATTATTCATTAATTAACCATAATAAGGATGTGGTCAGTTAATTTTGCGATTTGCCCATGCATTAAAAGGACGCCGACCACACCCCTATTGTTCATTAAGTTCATTATAAGTCTTACCAAGTTCCTCGTGAATAGCATCCTTTCCAGTGAAGTCTTGCCAGCGTTTTATAATTACATCTGCATATTTGGGATCTAATTCCATTCCATAACAAACACGACCAGTCTTTTCTGATGCAATCAAGGTTGATCCTGAGCCGAGGAATAAATCTAAAACAAGATCATTAGGATACGAACTGTTTTCTATTTGATAAGCAATTAAATCAATAGGCTTCATTGTTGGATGTTCTATATTTTTTGATGGTCTAGAAAACTCCAAAACTGTAGTTTGTTTTCTATCTGTATTCCACTTATGACTTGCACCATCTTTCCAACCATATAAACAAGGCTCATGCTTCCAATGATAGTCTTGCCGACCAAGCACCATGCTATTTTTGTTCCATATTAAGCATTGCCTAACTCTCCAACCAACATCATGGCATGCTCCTCTAAAATTATATCCCTCTGAATCTGCATGCCAAATGTAAAAACCGCCACCTGGCTTTAATGCAATATTCATATTTGTAAAAGCGTCTACAAGAAATTGTCTAAATTGTTGATCATCCATTGAATCATTAGATATTTTTAGAGCATTCTTTGTTTTGCCCTCGTAATCAACATTGTAAGGCGGATCTGTAACTATTAGGTCAGATTGTTTATTAACCATCAATCTATCAATGTTATCAACGAGTGTGCTATCACCACATAAAAGTCTATGATTGCCAAGCAACCACATATCACCAACTTTTGATATTGGCTCAACAGGTGTTTCTGGAATAACCTCTGGATCTACTAAACCCTCAGTAGGATCAGCTAATATTTGGTTTAACTCTTTATCATCAAAACCAATTAAAGAAAGGTCAAAGTCCATATCAATTAGATCATTAAACTCAATCTTCAACATATCAAAGTCCCAACCAGCATTTAAAGCTAATTTGTTGTCAGCAATAACATAGGCTTTCTTTTGTGCATCAGTTAAATATTCCAGGGCTATAGTAGGAACTTCATCTAAATTTAATCTTAAAGCAGCTTGAACACGACCATGCCCAGCAATGATCAATCCCTCTTCATCCACTAATATTGGATTAGTAAATCCAAACTCTTTGATGCTTGCCACTATCTGGGCAACTTGTTCATCACTATGAGTTCTACTGTTTCTAGCGTAAGGAATTAAATCTTTGGTTTTTTTATAAATTATTTCTCGTTTCTCCATTTGCAAATTTTAAGTAATAAATATGTAGAGGACAATCTTTTATAAACAAATGTTTGCATAGAGTGTGCATTAGTGCTAAAGTGTGCATATATTAATTTACATATCGGAGGGAATTATGAAAGATTATGTAAACCACAAACCACAACCAGATATCCACTGGACTGATACAGCTCGGCTTATAACTGAGTTATTAATTGCCATCATTGGTATCCCACTTTTATTATTTGTTTTATTTGGAGGCTGATATGACTGAGAATACACATAAAGTAGATAAGCGTGAAAAAGAATTAAAGATGGAGAAGATGGATAAGATGTGGACTCAAATCTATTATCAATGGGATCACAACAATCCATATAATAAAAGTTATTCACAAATCAAATATGCCAGTGGCAGAGTAGTAACCAAAGACCTAAATAAATTAGGTGAGCCTACAACCACAT